CCGACGAGGAAGGGTCGTACGCTGAAGATTATTGGCCGCCTTCCTGCTAAGAAATAAAATTCACCACTGCGTGGTGAATTTCCCATCCCGCGGGAAATAAAAATGAGATTTAGCTTTTCGATATTACTCAAATATCGAAATCGCAATGCCAACTTACAAAGAAGTTTCCGAGAAAGAGCTCAATAAACTCAGGGAAAAGTTCCCGACCCATGTTGTTATGAATGTCTCTAGTATTCTGTCAGATATGGATGGGTACGAAAAAATAGCTGCCAGCTGCATCAAGAACCCCAAGATTATAGCATTCGCTCTTAGGTCACCAATAAATGAGAATGTCTTCGACAAAATAGGATTAGTCCAAAATTCGAGAGAGTGGACAGGTCCTATATTAACACTTTGCTTCAATAAGGACGACTACTTTTACTCATACGGAACGGTGAGCGTTCAGTCTATATACAGAAAGATAATGGGAGACGATGATTGTATTGTCTGTTTCAAATCTCCAGCGATGGCAGCAGAAGAATCTGGATCGAGTAGGGTAGAGAGTTCTATGGACTATTTGAGCATCCATAAAGAGACGGGGAATCCGTCATGGAAAACACATAAGTCCAAGCATGTAGAGATGCACAGGTGTGTAGGCTGTGGTATGGGAATATGTACTGGATGTAAGGAAACAATGGTTAGAAAAAAGGCGTTGGGCTCGTGTCCCAGTTGTAGAGCTTCTCCCTTCGAAAGTATTGTCGACTCAACATTCTGGAGCTAAAAACTGAGGAGCAAAAGCGCACTACCGCGCTTTTCTAAAAAAATGAGATATTAGATTCGCTATTCAACCAAATAGCGAATCACCTAACCTAATGGCTTACGATTGGTCAGCACAAAGCGATGTTGAATGTATTAAATGCGGATCTCAATCCGCATTAGATTGTTTACAAAATTATCAAGCTCCAAACACAATTGGTTTCGATCCCCATGAGGGTGTACCTAGTGACCGCTACGATGTGATCTGCGAAAAAAGCTGTGTCTGCTGTTACTGCTGGTATTGCAACGATTGTATCCAAACAGCTAGATACTATTGGAAGGATATGAATTGTGAATCTTGTTACGGACATTTCGATGTTCTTGCTTATTACAAGGAGGAAATCTGTGCCCGCTGTAGAGTCAGTGGCTCAACGCTTCACATGACTAAGAAAAATGGAAGTTGGATGCACCGAGAAGACTTATCCAAACGGGATTACAAAAAGTGTAAGAAGGTACAGGCGAAGAGATTGAAACTCAAGGCTAAGAAGGCTAAGAAGTAAGAAAAAAATGAGATATTAGATTCGCTATTCAACCAAATAGCGAATCACCTAACCTAATGGCTGCTTACAAGAAATCTACGAACTACGAATCACTGAAGTGTGTACAATGTAAAGGAACGAATGGCCTTGATTGGTTGATGAATCAAGGAGATCCCTGGGCGAACTCGGATGATGAAGAGTTTGATCCCCACGCGGATACTCCAAGCGAATTATGGGAGGAGCTATGTGGTTTTCGCTGTACTTGTTGCTATTGTATCCGTTGCCAGCTTTGTATTGAGCTCAATACAAATACGGGAAACATCATTTGTAAAACCTGCGATGGATCCACTGAACTCCTTGAATGGTACAAGATGGAAATTTGTACAAAGTGTCACGAACGAGATACTCCATCGGAAATGCACAAAAAAAATGGTAGTTGGAGACATTCGAGCAAGAACAGTGATTGCAAGAAGAAAACTGCAGAGAGGAAGGAGAAGAAGAGAGCCAAGAAACAAGGACTTAATGTGAAGAGAGCAAAAAAATAGAAATTGTAAAGAAATAAAATTTATTATTATACACGTATAATAATATCAAGAGTTTGGATAGATATGGCTCAATTCCAATCAAATCTCCCCCTCAGTAAGCAGGTTTACTACGATCTGAATTTGAGAAATCAGGTGTCAGAGGGTACTAGTGCTCGAGCAGTTCCTCTTGCGTTCTATGAATCGCGTGGTCAGCCAATCGTGGAGCAAGCTAACAAGTACAGTATGTCGGTGGTTAGATTTCAGTGTGATTCTATGTCACTTCCAGTGTTTAAGGCAGAAATAGCCACAGGCTCAACCCAGTCTAATGTGAATTTAATGATTCAAAATATAACGCTCGACTACGATGCAGCGGGAACAATTACTTCGATTCCAGCAACACCTCTTCTATTTACTCAGAGAGATTTCTACTCTCCAGTACCAAACGCCCCTTCTCTCAATCCTCCCCATTATGTACAGGAGCAAAACACCACTTACTACGACAGTTATTCATACCAGCATTTCGTCGATATTTTGAATACAGCACTGCAAACATCAATGACAGCGTTAATTGCAGCCGTGGGAGCCGCTCTTGCAGGAGTCGATGCTCCCGTCGCCTACTGGAACTCGGATTCTAGCAAGCTGGAGATTAGATCGAGATCTGACTTTTTCGAGGAGGCTCTTACAAATAAATGTCGGATCCATTTTTCTAAAAGTCTGTATGCTCTCTTTCCAAATTTCGACGTCATTAAGAATGACTATACTATTGATAATAAGAAGGATTACAGGATCATCTCTAGGTCGTACAACGGAAAAAACATAAATAGTAACTTCTTCGGAGCATTTAATGGGGTTGTAACAACCCAAGAGTACTCTGATCTGGCCGCTCTCTGTCCCTACGGGTCGCTAGTTTTTACATCTACGTCGCTCCCTATAACCCCGAATATTCTCTCAGCTCCGTATATCTTTGAGGATGGACACCTTACTCAAGTGTTCTCCTCTATCCAGAATATACAGCCGATCATTACAGACATCGCGACTCAAGATTTCAGCTTTAGAAGCAACCTTTTGTATATTCCCAGTGGGCAAAATCGCTACATTAACCTTCACGGAAACCAGCCCATAACAAAGATAGATTTGCAAGTGTGGATGCTCCAAAAAGACGGAAGATTAATACCCTTCTTTTTACACCCTAATGCGTCGTGCTCAGTCAAATTTTTGTTTGAGCTCATAGAATAAAGTCCAGTTTTTTCAACCTCTGGCTGAAAAGCGTGACTTCAGATCCCGAAGGGGGATGTAAAGTCCAGTTTTTCTATCTCTTGAAGATAGAAAAATATTTATATATATTATTGTATATACATAGCACAAAGAGATCCCTAAAAAATGTCTTCGTACGAATCGAATAGATTTTCTAGGCAGGTTGATAAAAATATTCAGAGAAGTGCCCTGGGAGAGATAAAAACGGTCTCAAATTTTCCAGACGAAAGTTACACTTTCGATCGGGGAAGTGATGGAAATGTAAATACTTATTACACCCCATATAGCAGATCACTGAAAGCGTATAGTGGAGGAACTCAGGGACTTTTCGCGTTTAGTGATGGAGTACTTAAATTATCGGATGATGCTTCAAATTTGAGCGATCCAACTAGTCTTAGAAGTACGTACATTAAATTCTCAGCAGGCAATGGAATCGAGTGGTTATCGACAGGCTACTTCGTTCAAGGATCTGGTACATTCAACCACAGGCAGCTAAACGGAATAGGGAGTATCTCGAGTGTAACGGGTGAAATAATAGACTTTATAGGCTTTGGATATTGGAATTTCGATGCGGAGACAGAACTCTCAATTATTAGAATTAGAAATGGAGTTTTGAAAAGCTCAATCCCTCAAAGAGAGTGGAATATAGACTCCTGTCAGGGTAATCAAGGATTCCCCTTGATGGATTTTACAAAAGGAAATGTATTCGGCCTTAGGTTATCCTCAACTGAATTTGGTTCAATTTTTCTAGAAATTCTAAACCCAAATACCTCAAGAATAGAAGCAGTACATAATTTGAACTGTGAAAATGTATCGACAGAATCAGATATTTCTGATGCAAATTTATGTACGATAGTTCACTACAAGGTCGATCCTTCTTGTAATAAAGATGTTCCTCTCGATTCGTACATAGCAGTTGGATCTATGTCCCTCAGACACGAAGGGTTTTTCAATGTCAACAGAGAGTTAGAAGCGTTCGCAATTCAAAAGGCTGGTATTTCGACTACTGAGACTCTATTATTTTCAATAAAAAATCCAACAGGCCTGTTTTACGGTTCTCCGAATACTCAAGGCTTGGAGCTAGATAGTTTGTCGATATCATCAAAATCATCGGGAAACAATACCGCAATTGTAAATATATATCGAGAAGGAGTTATAACAACGCCTACATATAACGACGTAGGCGCGACCCTGACGCCCGCACAGATCGATTCTACAGGTACATTCGTTTCTGGCCGCCTAATCTCTAGTTTTGCTCTGGCTTCTGAGTCAATATTAAATATTGATTTAACAAAGCATAGAAATTCGAGCGCAGATCACTACTCGGCCGATGTAGATGAGGTAATCACTTTTACAGCTGTAGCCAGTGGCTCGACCTCTTTCGGTGTAGGTCTTACGTTCAACTCTTTGTAATACATTATTCTTTCATATCATTTTTGATATGAAATTTACTCTAGACCTCCAAGACGGCACCAACCAAATCCTCTCGAGGAATCGCTTAGTAAGACCATCTGACCTCTCTCTGGTGCGGGGATAGTCTTGATTTGATTATTTTTACCGCACACTAGAAGACTGTTCTCCAAAAGGAGCTTGGGAAGGCGGTAATCCATAACGGGTACCTCAATCTTCTTCTTGAGAAAGGGACTTGACTTCTTCTCCTCGACAGCCTTGTCCTCGGCGGGGGAACAGCCCTGAGATGAGAAACTCGATCTCTTGTTCACTGTTTTTCGTTTGAAGCGACTGAATGGACTCTTTGATCGCTCCTCCACGATCGAAGAGTCCATGGTCATCACAGGAGTCGATCGACATTCGGCCTCCTTCTTTAAAAGAGACTCTGGGGGATTTGCCCCGAGGGCTTTTTTTTCCTTCTGCACGGTACTGAAAATTTCCAGCATAAACAGATTATTCTCCTTACTGAATTGGATATCATTCCCTTCTTTGCGTACCTCGATTGTGAGATATTTTGTCAAAATTTGAAATTTATCACTCTTCCACCTCTTATTTCCTCCGACCTTTTGATTGATAACCATCATTGAGTCCCTCTCATCATCGATTTGCTGATGGTACAAATAGCTAATGCACAGGTTGATATCTGAGCGAATACACACACGAGTATAATCTGGATGGAATACTTTGGATATACGGAAAGGCCCGTGAATACTAATCTGATTAGATCCTAGGTTTGAGTCAATACTAATTGTCGACATTTGGGGTTTCCTTCCTAATGATATATATATAAAAAGAATGAAAAAATATATTTTTCATCTTTTCTAAAAGTTAGATCTCTATCACAGTACACTGAATATATTGTAGTGAAAGACCACCTGACTGAACCCAAGAATACCTAACATAATCATTAGTAGCAAGTTCATGAATCCAGGAATTAGTATTTTGCGCGATACCGTCAATCGCCTCGCTCGATGTCATCGTTTCACTAGTTCCGTTCAATACATCGTTTTTCCTTGACTGGACATAGAGAAGTGGAGTATAATTAATATTTGATGCTCTCCAAAGGAAATGAAATCTTCTTGTCTTGGTACCTGTATATTTAATTTGACCAGCTGTTGTTAAGTCCCAATCGCCACTCGATGAACTAGCCGTGTGAGCAGTGTTAACAAATCCACTTGTTCCACCAGCACTATAATTAGCGGAGATTGTTTGAAGATATGATTTGGAACCTCCTATCTCCGAGAACGTGAGACTTGCGGTATCGCTAGAGACGTTCGATTTCTCCCATTCTCCTGCTGCACTTTCGTTCCTAATGCTACTCACTTCCATCACCCGTATCTCTCCAGCAATGACAGTATCGCTAATGACGTTCGTGCTAAAGAAAGGAAAGGTATTAGCAGTAAGCTGGCCTTTGAGTGTAAGGGTCGGATTGGTGTACGATTTTACCTCGTAGAGTCCATCGTTCTCTTCTTCGTTAGCTCCTTCTACCTGTACGATTTGCCCTGCAGTGAAAGTATAACCGTTGTTAGTCTCGACTGTAGCATCACTCGTAGCTAGTACTCCAGGTGTAAAATTCCCATTGACTGACGCCACATTCGCCGTGGGCTGGTACATATTGCAAATATAGCATGCTTTAGGTACGCTTGGAATTTTATATCCTGAATTCAATAATATAGCACTGTCAGCTACAGACAGAGTAACTGCATCGACTGAGGTTATATCCCCAGAAACCACCAATGCACCGTCTAGATTTACTGTTCCAGCTCCTCCGTTAGCAGAGATACACAGATCCCCCGTAGAACTCAAGCAGGAACCTCCAGTCATTGAGATATCCACTCCTCCAGTTATATTTCCATTACTTAGCACTTGATTTAAGTCATTAGCTGCAACAGCCGTGGATAAATCAATAGTTGATGTACCCTGAGTTATCCCAACTGTACTATCCGTACTCGTGAAGGTTCTTATCTCATTTGCAGGAATAAAGGACTCAGCTCCTCCTCCCACGTTCTGAAGACTAGATAAACCAAGATCATCCAAGCAAAAGAAAAATTGTGTTTTCCAATTGGCTGGGTTCGAAGCAAAAATCATATGGATCTGTACGTACCTAGCTTTCACCACGTGGTACATAGACTCTGAGCCATTGGCCAAAACACTTGTGCTATCTGTATGAATGGATACACCTACATCCGTCGTGCTCCAATTTAATTCCATAGTGTAATTGACGTCCGCCCATGCTGTAAAAGTTATAGAGCAATAACTTTGTACATTGACCCAGGCACTAGTGTAAGTCGCTGCACCGAAGGCAGTTTCAAAATTAAATAAAGAGCCTAATTCTGGAATCTTTACTAGCTTTTTCTTAATATACATATCAAGAAAATATTATTAATATTAATTAAACTGGGTTCTCCTTAGCAGAAAAATACTTGATTTTTAAAATCGCAGGGGTTTGAAGAAAATATCATCCCCACTTGCATATAACGCGCTTTTACGGGTAAATACATCGAACCAGCATTATTAGCTAGGACAGCTTTTGTATCTATATCTATCACTATACCTAAATCGTTCACCGACCACGAGACAGTCATAGTATAATTAGCTGTTGCGTTGGCCGTAAAAGTGATACCGCAGTAATCTTGTACATTAATCCACGGGCTGGAGTAAGTTCCAGGAGCATATCCAGTCTCTAGAGCGTAGGCAACCCCAAGTTCTGGCATCTTTCTTGATATACATATATAAATAATTTTATCAAGAAATATCTTTTGTCCAATATCTATTCTGCAACATTCAGGGTGTATGCTCCTGATTCGTGTATGACCCTCATTGGATACCCTCTATTGATACATACCCACCTGCTCTTGAGCCTCTTGACATCTCTAATCTCTTGAGGATCCATACCCACAAAATTATCGAGCAAATATTTGATGGAGCGATTTCCACTTGTCCGCGGGAAGATTACGAAGCGGTTACTCTCGTTGAGCAGAATCTTAGTGTCCTTCCCGCGTGCTGCCGCATGATTGCACACGATGACAGTAGTCTTGAAGTGACGGCCGACCTGGAGAAGCCCGTCTAGAATCTTATTAACTTTGTCCTTAATCTTTTTGTTTGGGAGGCAGTCCACATCATCAAAAACACAGAGCGAGTTTTTCAGCCAATCGATAGGTACGTCGCTATTTACAAAATCTTGGTCAAGTTTCACTCTCTTAATCTTCACTTTTGTCCGTGCAAGCGTGGGATCTTCATTTAGAGCACTGAACAATATAATTGGATTCCGAGGATGCTTCTTTTTGTACTGGAGCATGTACTGCCCTGTGAAAAAACTCTTACCTGAGCCCGCTTGTCCCGTCACTAAAATGCACTCCCTTTCCTTGTCAGAGGGCAAAATTTGGAGTTTCTCACCAGGATCGCACTGGAATTCATCAAATCCCTCTGCGTAATCAACAGCACCATACAAAACGTGGGAATCAGAAAAGGCTTTGCATCTTGGAACGTGAGCCTTACAACTTTGTGGAGTTGTAAATTCTCTTTCGCAATGCTCACATTTCTTAGGGTTAGGATTCAGAAACGAGGCATTCGGGTTTAATACTACCCTGGCTAGAGGGCTTCCAACATTGTCAAAATTCATCTCACAACTCTTTGACTCTTGGCTATTATTATGTTAACTAGAAAATCTTATGAATTTATTTTGTAAAGATATATATATATACAAAGTTAGTACTTGGAATTGGATGTCATCCATGGATCCCTTTTCTGAAAGTGCAGAACGTTATATATCGGAGTTGAAAAATCCGTACCGCAAGGACATTATCGCCGATGTCAAGAAAGAAGTACAGAAGCCTCTCTCCGACGCTGATATAAGGACATTCTTTGGGGGAAACGAAACGTCCCTCACAGACCGCATTCTAAAAGTATCCGAGCTCTCTAAAACAGGAGACTTGGATGATCTTTTCTCTGGAACCTTTGATTACAGAATTATCCTGCAAGTCCACACCCAAGAAAACTCAGGCCATTGGATAGCAATCCTCAAATACAAGGATGGGCCTAACACTGTGTACGAGTACTTTGATCCGTATGGGAAGGAGATAGGCCATATTATTTCCAAACTTCCCAAATCAGAGAATATCAAGTTTGGCCAGCACCCCGATTTTCTTAGAAATCTCTTTATTAAAAAGAATAATGAGCGTCTCAAAAATACTAAAGTTATCTATAATGACTATCCTTTTCAGAATTCAAGAAACGATATCAGTAGCTGCGGCCGCTGGGGGTTACTAAGGATATTATTAGCAGAGCATTTTGGCTTTAATCTTCAGGAATTTGCTGATTTTATCATTCATCTCAAAAAGAACGTGTATATTCACCTTTCTATGGATGAAATTTGCTCTTTATTAATAGATATTGCAGTGTGAGCGCCTCGGAAATTCAAAATTATCTTTTTTTCGAAAAAAAGATAATATTTCCTTATTCTAATAGCTTATTTCAAGGGGGATATGGATTACGAACCAAGATTAGTTCTCGATGAACGACTGTACCCAGTCGAAAAATTGGAAGTGCCTCTTTTTAGCGGTCCTTCTCAATCTAATTACCGTAGCATCCCCGCTACGTCCGCTAGTACCAGTTCTGTGACGTTCAACTACCAGTCACCTTCTGAGTCGACAGTTATTTCTAGGGAGATGCTAGTGGAAAGTACAATGACTTTCACCATGGCCCTTACTACAGCTGGAGCTGGTGCGGCAGGAGTCGGTACTTTGAGTGATAGATGGGAGTACGGCCATTTCTTTGGCCCCCAGTCGTTCCCATATAATTCTTTGATCCAGAACGCGAGCGTCACATTGAATAACAGTACCGTAAGTTTGTCACAGCAAGATGTTTTCTGGGCTATGCAGAAGTGCTTGCCCCAGTCTTTCTTCCAACGCTATCAGGCTGGTGCGCCCTGCATGCCAGATCGCCACGTTCTCGTTTCCGACCAAGCTTTGGCTAGGAACGGAGAAGGTCAAACTTATACTAGCTGTGGTCCTGATCAAACTTTGATTCCCAGAGGTTCTTACGAAATTATCTCTGTGGCCCCCGCGACGACTACAACCATGGTCGATGCAGCTGGTGCAGGTCCCTTCGCATTGGGTCTTGTTGTCACGATACGCACCAGAGAGCCAATTTTCGTGTCACCTTTACTGGTCTCGGGTGAGAACAACTGCAGAGCTATGTACGGCTTGAATAGAATGACTCTCCAGTTTAATCTTGACTCTACTGGCAAGAGAGCCTGGTATGGAGGTGATTTCACTAAGAGTACTAACCCTAATGCTAACAACGCGACTCTCACTACTTTTACATCTGCTTCTTTGACTGCAATAACCAACGTGAATCTCCTTGTCCATCAAATGACTGTCCAACCCAATCAGCTCCTCCCTTCGAGGTGCCTGCTTCCATACAAAGACATCAATGTGTACAAGAAGTCTTTCGTATCTCTTGCTAATACAGATACCATCACTAACGACCTCGATGCGGTGCAGCTTGGACAAATACCTTCTAAGATTTATATTTATTTCAGGAAACAACTTGGTCTCTTGTCTGTTAAGGATCTTAACTATTGCACCAGCATTGACAGCGTCAATATTACCTTCAATAATCAATCTGGGCTCCTTTCTTCGTGTTCTCAAATCGATCTGTGGCGTATTTCTGCGAAAAATGGTTATCAGGGCTCATTCCCAGAGTGGAAAGGAGTGGCTAACCGAAAGGCAGAGCTCGATGCAGTCGGAAATGTCGCTATTGGCGATGTCCTCATGCCCTTGTCTGGTTCTATCCTCGTCCTAGATCCAGCACGTGATCTAAGCTTACCTAGTTTCCTAACCAATGGATCACTGGGAAGCTTTTCTTTGCAGATAAAGGCGACTATCACAAATAACACAGGTACTGGGTACGCTTACGATTCTTTTGTTATGATTGAGAATAACGGCGTCTTCTCTTTGGTATCTGGAGCAGCCTCTACACTCAACGGAATGTACGACATGTCGATGGTTGAAAAAGTAACCTCTTCCCAGAAGCCAATCAACGAATCTGATGCTTCCAAACTCATGTACGGCTCAGGATTCGATGACCAGATCGCTTCTTCCATGAGGAAAATTAAACTTGGAAAAGATCGTGCATCTGAGGAAGTGGGATCGGGAGCTTCAAGTGGTGGATCCGCTCGAAGTGGTGGTAGAAAAGCAGGACTTGATTCTTTGATTTTTTAATTCCCACTTGGGGTGGAAATTCCATCCTTCGGAATTTAAATTTTAAGGAAATTACATATTAATATTTTAATATGTAATACTAACAAAAGGAAGAAGAGGAATATGAGCGGGAATTTTTTGTATACCCCCAACGACTTCCAGTTTAAGGCTGCAGTGAAGTCGAGGAAATATTACACCGATGTCAGGGGAAAAAGAACTGATATCTATCGAGGAATTGGGGATACCCAGGATATCTCAGGAGACCCTTCGGCTATACCGATTTCTACGGATCCGTCAGATCCTGATGTAAGAGCTAGGGATCTATCTGTTAGCCTTTCCGATAATCTAAAGAAATTCAATGACACAGTTTTGACATCTTTCAACTCTCTATTTATTTCACTTTCTATCAATTTGGAAACTATTCCTCTTCCTGATATCAGGAGGCTGGGAGGACGATATATAAAAGGTCACGTGATACCCCTCCGCGAAAAGAGAGATGCAATCTTACTTGCTATGAATGATTTAAATCAAAAAATCTTACAACTCAAGGGTATTTCCGTTCTTTCTAAAGCCGAAATTGCCGAACTTGACAGGGCAATTGCGGATCATGCTCAAGCGGATGCTTTGGTCAGCGTAGCTTCGGACGAATTGGCAGCACTTCCAAAGAACATACTTGTTGTGGATCAAAACGAGGCGAAGTCGTATCTTCCAACGTTGACCCGTTTCGAAACTCTCATGGCAGAGATCAAAGGAGGGTTGGATGATCTCTCAAAAGTCCACCTGCCTTCTAAAGAAAGTGGTACGGCGATTAAGAAGCAGTTTGTAGACTATCAAAAAGTCACCCAAAAGTTATTTGACAATTTCTTCGTACTGGTAGGCCAAGAAATGTTCACTACTGTTTCTTATGTTGGACCTGTTGATAAGAAAATGTCTGTTCCAGAAGGAATTCTCTTGGAAACAGGAAATGTTAGATTTGTAGATTTTATGGACAATATATCTACATTCGAAGGAATACTCCAGAGCTATGTGAGTCGCCTTACTGCAATTGTTGGATCTGGTAATGTAGGTAGAGGAGGTACATCCTTCTTCTCTTTCGGAGAAAGAGATCCAAAATACTCAAGATAAAGTCCAGTTGGAAATTCTTATCTCAAAGATAAGAATTATTAACTTTAACATTACCTAAACCTTCTCTCAAGGTTACTCCGATCGTTAAGAGGGCCAATGTTACCTCTACCAATTCCAGAGAACAATCTGTTGAAAAGGTTAATCATTCGAGTACCTTCCGAAAAGATTGCACGCATCGTTCCGTAAAGATCATTAGCTACAAACCTGGGATGGACCAATGGGCCCGCAACTCCCTGGAGCTTCTTTTGAAAATGACCCTCTAATTGAGCAAGCCCAGATTTCAAGACTCTAAATCTCTTCTCGACCGCATCAACGAACGTTCTGGAAATATTATGCCTAGCCATTTCCTTAAAATCGTCGTCTATGAAATCTCGGACTACATTTAGGAATCCTCTTGAAATATTAGTTACTTTGACAGTATCATCCATGTCAATAAGAGAAAAAAGTACGGATCCGCCAAGGGGTTGGAGGGAAAAATAGTCGAGCAGTGCTTTTGGAACTCTTTCTATTTTTGACAATTTCTCAAGAAAGGATTTTTCATTAAAACCTTTGCTTATGGGATTTATTCGGACAGTCGGCTTAATTCGGGTTTTTCCCGATAAATTACTCCTGTCTGGTGCCATACTGTAGTAGGCATTTAGATTCTGGTTTGAGATCCTCAGAGCCATGTCTTTGATGTATTGTTAGATCTTTTGATTTTATTTTTATTTAATAAAATTTTATTTAATCTTACGTAATTACAAGATATCATCGTCGGCTAAGAAATGGCTAATTTTGGATTTGACATCGAAGAGAATAGGAGGCTCAGTAGGGCTATGCTCAAAGCATACTCTGATAATCCGATGCTAAATAACAATGAACCACGAGCATTGTACGAAATTAACCCCGCAGATATGCAAGAGATTGGAGGAAGATATTACATCAGACCAGGGTTCTCTTCTGCTTCCAATCCTATCTATAATAGGAATGATCTGATTGCAATTAATAGGGGAAACCAATCTATTCGAGAGGTTCCAATTCAGCCAGCAAAAAGAGGAAGAGGGCGACCCAAGAAAGAGTCCTTCGAAGGAGCTGGAGTTCCTTGTCCAGTTATTTGTAAAGCTGCCCCCGTCAAGAAAGGTAGAGGAAGACCACCCAAGGCTCAAGGAGCTGGAATTAAGAGCACTGTGAAGAAAGCAGCTAAAACAGGCATCAAAGCAGCCAAATCAAAGACTGGTCGAGCCATTATTGGAACAACTCTAGATATAGGCGTACCTATAGCCGCAGCTGCCCTGGGACAGTTGGCAGGTGTTCCTTTGCCAGCTGGGGCTATTATGGGAAAGGTGGCGAGGGAAACTTTTCGTCACACGACTGGATTTGGTGGTGTACCCTCTACGCGGGTATTGTCCAAGTCAATCAAAGCACCTGTACGAGGAAGAGTTCAAGTTGGACGTGGAGCCACTAAAAAGGTCAAAAACGTTCTCAAATCTAAGGAGGTTAAATCAAAAACCAAGAAAGCGAAAGCTACTCTCAAATCCGATGATACAAAGAAGATTGTAGGAAAAGCATTGGACATAGGTCTTCCTATACTCTCTGAAGCTGTTACCGCAGAGCTCGGAATCGACAAGAAAGAAGGAAAGGCCGTCGCTGTAGCCGCGAGGAAAGGAATCCAGAAAGAGACTGGGTTTGGAGGCAGAAAGCCTAATGCATCCCAGACTAAGGCCAGAGGGGAATTTGGAGCCAAAATGGCTAGCCGCAGAGCGGTTGTCAGGAGAATAATGATAGAGAAGAAGCTTCCCTATAAAGCCGCATCTGCTTATGTCAAATCACAAGGGATAGCTTTCTAATTTTAGATATTATTTTTCATTTGTATATATCAAATGAAAACTGGAAGAGATTGTAGAATTTGTTGGTCAAAGCCTTTTATTAGGAAAGTTGCTGTCTCTACTACGAAGAGGCTGAGTGGAAGCGGTGGACCCGTCCATCTGATTAGGAAGTTGGTGGCTGCCACATATACATTCCCTCATCCAGAGGTAATTGTAGATGACTATATCAATCTCCGCTTAGATAGGGAACTGTCAGGAAGAACGTTTCTGGTGTACTATAATCCTACAAAAAAGATTGTCTATCTTGTACATGCACCCACAGATCCAGCCAGTATGGAAGATATAGTTGCTGACGTTTTGCTCTCTATATCAATCCACAGCAAGAGAGTAAAACATTCCATCGACTTACAATTTAAAGCTGAAAGAAAATATTCTAGACTGGGATATAAAATCTCAACTTTGGGCTACAGTCTCGGCAGTTACGCTGCTTCCGAGGCTAAGAAGCAAGGAGCTAGGTCTCTTGACTGGATTTTAATTGGGCATCCTATTGTACCTTCAAATATGCGGGATAAGGTAAGCGACAATGTCTATAGAATTAGATCGACTCGGGATGGGGTAAATTTCCTGTACCCCTTTGCTTCCAAGGGAATCCACGATATAAACATAAAAGCAAAGACTCTAAATCCAGCCTTTGAACACAAAGACGTTAATACCTTGCCAAGATTACCTCAGCAGAAGATGATAGGGATAGATCTTGTAGGATCTGGATTGGAAAAGGAAATAAAGAGTTTTAGAAAACCAGCTGTACGAGCTAAAAAATCGAAAAAGAAAAAATAAAAGATCTTGTATTAGATCAAGCTATATAAGATATGCCACGCGGAGTAAGAAAACAAAAAGTACCTGAACCCGAGCCTGAAATCGATTTCGTCGAGCAAGAAGAAGAGTCCGATGATGAGGAGACTGAGGTTTACGACTTTAGCGGGATGCGAGTAGCTGAATTGAAGAATCTTATTACCTCACAGAGGCGATTAAAGAAGCTCAGGCAGGTTGAGTGGGCCATAAGTGGGAAAAATAAGGCCGCTCTTATTGAGATGGCAGAAGCAATTAGTGCTATCTAAATTTCATATCTGTAAGATATGAAATGAGTGGAAGAGTTATTCGATAGATTCTTAGTACCTCTTAGCGGGTTTGATATGACAAACGCACTCTTCCCAAAGATACGTTTCTTGGAATCTATATGTTGCTCTTCTACCATCAGGTTGTAATACAACTCTTTCGTTCATCCCAGTATGATGATCTCGCTCTTCTGGTGTACCCATGGTGTTACAGAGTTTTTCAAATTTTTTTGTTAAGGATCGGTTTGCACAAACACAGTATAGAGAGTCTTTGACATCCCTCGTATGATTACACGTCTCGTCGTTTTCATCGAGGGATATGGAAAAAATGCATACAAGACTTTTGGTTCCGATTGGAACCAACCCAACGGTATCAGCAGTTACGACAAAATATTTTGATTCCATTTATGCTCTGTATATATATATATAATACAAGA